CGGGCAACCGATGTCCAGCAAGACCAAGACGGGGGGGAGAACCTCTCCCCCCCCGAGGGCCCCACCAAGTAGGTGGGGATCGTCGCTTTCGCGAACCCAGGTTCACAACCAGGTGTCGCTTACGCGAACCCAGAGGCTGGTTGGTGTTTTTTCGGTGTAATAAAACCCACTTCTGGGTACACCACTATGCAGATTTTTGCATAGTTGCATCGAACAACTGTTTCTCGGGTCCTATAGGCATACCGAACTTCTTGTACTCCGCGATCCACTGATGTAACTCTGAACGGGAAACCGTCTCGGTTATTATCAATATATTTTGGGTACTGGGAAGTCGGATAGTCTGTTCGAACTTACTAACAGCTTGTACGTACGTACCTTTTCTCCTAATGTTGTACTTATGCAGAAGAGCTTCACTGACCTCCAAACGGAGGTCACTCTCTGCGGGTAGCGCCTTAACAAAAACGGCCCACCTTAACGCCTCGTTCCATTCGGTTTTTTCCGGAAAGACGTAGCGTAAATAAGTAAAATTAAGCTGACCATGTTTATTCAGTTGGACCCGCGAGGGTTTAATATGAGGCATGGCTCGCAGAAACCGCTGGATATCACGTAAAGACGTAATACCAGAGTCATCAGGATAATCCTCGGGAACAAACTTGACGTAGTCTGTCACCAAGTTCAAACACGAAAAGAGCCAAGCTAAAAGAGATTTGTCATACAGGTACGTAAGGGTGCCGAAGTATTGGATATACTTTCGGATAACACCGTTAATCGTACTGTAGAGGTAAGCCTCCAAAGCTATCTTCGATCGCGTCTGAGGTAAGGCCCCCAAATAGAAGGGCCTGACGTCCCTGCCATGGTAGAAGTCACCACCGCAGCTCTCTCTGAAGTACTCATTGTCCCGATAAAAGGACTTCTCCTCGTTAACCTTGAAACCAAGTTTCACGGCACACTCGAAGAATAGAGGTACGGCGTCGCACGGTAGAATGCAGTCATCACCAAACGTAGATACACTCCCTTTCCAATCCCTTTTTTGGAGATCAGGAAGAGTTGATGTACCTTGTTGCCTGGTGACTTGTACACAAGCCATGCTTAACGCCCAGAGTAAGAGAGTCTCGATAGGAAAAGTTGTTGCGTTCCCCATCGTGCTTATCATGTGCAACTCGTGCCACTCCCCGTTTATTTCGGTTCGTGAACAACGGATCGTCATTAATAAGCGAAACCAGGACTCAGGTAAATAAGCCCTAGCTATTCCGATAGCAACGCGGTCTGACATACTACTAAAGTCCACGGTGGCATTGCCTTCCGTTATGCTCGCGTAGCACGCCATCCGGCGATGCTTCTCAGGATCTCTCGTAAAAGAAAGTCCAACTGCTTTCAGGGCATCCTCCAACTGGTGCGATGCACCATGTTGAAAAAACATGTTCCCTACTGGCTCAACACCGATCATTCGGTCGATGTCAGAGGACTTTGGAACTGTACTTGTTCGAGATCCCGCCACAACATTGAGCTCAGGGATGTTATCCCGTATTAAGCTCTCATTAAGCCTACAAATCGCGTCCGCAAACTGCGGATCGTATTGCTTATAGACTTGCCATAGCGCCACACAATCACTTGTAATAGATATCGGGTATCGAAATTTTCTTTCAATACTCGTGTCCGAAAATGGGACACCTATGCTACTCCCAGGGGAACTCTTCGTTTTATCGAAGACCTGTTCGTAACATGGAGCTTTATATAGAACATGCCATATGATGTGTTTCATCATTATGAGTGCTCTAGAGGCAGGACATCTATGCTCGGGGATCCGGAAGTTTTTAAAGGCTTCCATTTCCGCATTAACAACGAGAAACTTGGCGTAAGCCTTGTCCGCTCGTGCTTTTGCGTCGCTAGGCAACAAGTACTTTTTTGAGCACTCTTGTACAAAGCGTTCGATTCCAAATGAATGATATGTCGAGAGCCCCCTAAGGGGATCAAGATCTAACTGCAGTTTCGTACGGAACTCGGTTAAGAACTCATACGGGTCAAAGAGCGGTTTTGTCTTTGGTAACTTTTTCATGGAAGAGCTTCCTTTGAAGGTAATTTAAAGAGGTAGAATTACTTTTAAATAATCCAATAGAGCCTGAAAAGCAGCGGTGCTGCCAACAGACGCTATCATGAAGCCATACGTCATAGCTACCATTGTAAGGTAGCCAATTAGTATAGGGAATCTAGTTAAGATTCTGATCCTTCTGGAACGACATAAATGCGGCGGTGCCGGACATTTGTGCAATTGTTTCACAGTAGGTTTCAACTTCGGCCTGCGTGGTTTGCGGATCATAAGCCAACTCCATTTTTGCGGTGTTGACAGTAATGCTTCCGTTTGACAGCGTCTTTGGAAACTTCACCAGGATCGTATTACGAGCCTGTGTGTAGCCTCCGGGGGCGCTGGTGCTTACTGCAGGTTGTTTAACTGAAAATTCAGCCAGCCGACGAGTCGCAAGATTCGTGTCTGTGCTGAAAATCAGTGGATTCTTGTTACCTTGGATACCAAGACTAACGAGGGTCACATCAGTACCCCCGGAAGCTGCTACAGTTGTAGCACCTTCTTTTATTACGCTGGCAATTGCCATCGGTTATTACTCCAGTGAGATGCTATTTTAACCTGAACTTGAACCTTCCAAGAACAAGGGAGATAACATCAAGGGTTGAATGGATATCATCGAATAATCTGTTGTCGAAACTCGGCACAGCATCAACGATGGATGGACTCCACTTACTACGCCCTAACGAAAACGTTCGGATGTAACCGGGTGGAGCGTCGGACGGGGACCACTTTCGCGCAGGGTTAGTACCCTGACGAATATCCGTATGCTGATATTTAATAGTATCAGACACGCGGGTCGTGACAAACCCCCCACCGATAGAAACGTTACTACTAAGCAATGATGAAGAGATATTAACAAATCTCTTCACATTTATAACGCGATCAACCATAAACGACAAAGGAACAAGTTCCCAAGCCGTCCCAGGTAAATCTCGTGCTCGTAGGCCTAGTAAAGACTTCGTCGTCGAAGGATCAGTTACGCTGTATGAAAAACCAGCTTTCACTTTCACCGACAACGTCCTTCTCGATTTCCTTGTGGATACCCATCCACTCAGAGACAGAGAACCGCTTTCGCGGATCAACACTTCAGGCTCGAAAGCCGCGTACCCATAGACCGTCCGAAAGGAGGGTTTTTGCAAATACCGGTCATGAAAAGCATCTACCGCATCCGAAGCTGAGCCCACAAGGGGCCCAATTCCGAATGAGTAGTTCTTCCACAAACCGGCAAGATCTTTTGAACCTAATGCATACTTCTTCAAGTTCGAGTCCCGCTCCTTTCGGAAGCGGCTCAGCAACTTGCTAACGGAGAGCATCGGTTCTTTGATGGTACTGATAGTGTTTTTAAACTCGGCGATTGTTTCGCCGAACGAATAACTAGGTCTGTCAAATCTACTCAGGCACTCGAATTTCGCCTTAGCAACAAGATCAGCTAAAACATAGCTGGGTAGTGTCGCCGAGGTAGGAGTGCCAAAATAGGTGGTACCATTGAACAGTCCGCAAAGCGGACCTGACCAAGTGTACCACTGACCCGTGTTACCAGGTTGGTCAATTGACCCAACCTCGTTCACAACGAGTTGACAGGAATAAGTGAGCGGGTTTTGCGGAAGCATAGCACGACCAACTCTCTTATGAAAGTTAGCCGTTAAAGAGTCAACCATCGACTCTAACTCCGAACGAACAGTAATCGATCCTTTTGAGACCGGGACTTTTCCGCCGAAGCTAGGTGTTTGATAAACAATTGCAGAAGATCTGCTTTTGTAACGACTCCTTGAACGTACGCTAGGCATATGGTTCTCACTTTTAACGTGGGCAACAGTATGTTTGCACTGCCAAGATGTACAGGCCACTATAGCCTGGCATCGCGCCGCCCTTACG